TGTATAATATTCCCATTTAGATTTTTTTACTTGACTATAATCTGTTTCAGCTTTAGTCAACATAAGTTTAAACTTAGTATAATGTTTCATATACTTGTTATGTAATTGAGGTGTTTTTAGGGATTCTAAATCGAGTTCAGTTTCATTAATGGCCAAGTCTTTGTCGGCCATTTCCTGTAGTTTTTCTAAATCCATAATTTACTCCATTTTCACTTCATTATATCACAAAAACCTAAAAAAGTAAAGGTTTATTAAGAGTTTGTGACAGTAGTTGCCGAAGCACCTACATTTGCAAAATCGTAAGCCCTATAATTAAATGTTACAGTTGTTGTTAGATATTGTACATCTCCTGCCTGTTGGTCATATTGTAATTCACCAATAGATACAGGATAAACATCTCTAAATCTAATTTCTTTTATAGGATTATTCTTACTAGTTAGTACAATTAAGGTTGCGTCTGACATAAAGGCACCTTGTGTTACTGTACCAAATTTTACTTTACCTGGTTCTGTTGAAACTGAACCAGCACTTGTTGGATTTCTATCTGCACCAGCAGCTAGACCATCTGCATATTCTGTATAACTTTCTGGAAAACCTAGACCTCTCATCCAACCATGTATTTCTTGGAAGTTTTCTAAGTTTTCATCTACTAAAAATGTCATATTTAAGGCACTATAATTTAATGTAGTACCAGGTAGAGGTATATCTACAAAAGGTGTAGGTTGTTGTACTTCACTAATTGCTAATGCTGGTACATTTACAGCAGTACAAAAGTATTCAACCTTTGGTAGTTTTGTAATTTGAAATTTAAACTGCGTTGGACTTGCATAGTCTAAACTTGTTGGTTGTCTGGAAAAACTATTTGTTGTTGTCATTGTCAACCTCTTCCCATTCTTTTTGAACAGCTAATTCTTTTAATTTTAATTCTTTATCTGTTAGAATTTCTTTTTGTTTTTGTACTTCTTCTAACTTATCTTCTATGAAATCTAATTGGTCTTTTTTATCAGGAAATGTTAATAATGCCACTAATAAAATAGCAGCTGTTATTGAGAAAATCCATAGGTATTGTACTAAGATATTTTTCATATAATACTATTTATCCATACCGGAGGCATAAAAAAAGGGCGACTTTTTACGGCCGCCCTTTTCGAATTGTGTAATGATACACAAAGATACAAATTACATTAAGTTAGCAACTTGTGTTCTTTGGTAGTATCTGTTTGAGTTAGCAGAACCTGCACCGTTGATTACAGCTGCGTCACCAGTACCAGCTTCAGCAAATGGGTTTGCTTGTAAGCCGTATCTAGTTTTGAAACCAATCTTCGGTTGGAAAGTGTCCTGACCAACTGCTCTTACCATTTGTAGTGGTACATATGGACAATAGAACATACCAGCGTCATAAGGTGAAGTACCTTTGTAACCTACAACATAGTAGTGAGCACTTGCACTATTAGCTGAGTATGGGTCAATGTACACTTTAAATCTACCGTTTAATACACCAGCAAAAGTGTTGCCTGTGTCGTCAACATTTAGATTGTTGTTAAGAGCTGGAGTATAGTCTAATACACCTGCCATTTGTAAAGCACTAGCAACATCAGCAGAAGTAATGATAATGTTACCTTTACCTCTTCTTGTTCTTTGTGCGATTCTGTTAGCATCTCTCTCAAGGTTAAACATTAAACCTTTGAATCTTTCAACAGACCATCTACCGTTTGAGTCTGTATCTAAATCAAAGATACCTGCTGTAGTCACATGACCAGCTGGCGAACCTTTTTCTGCGTTGATATAGATTGTTCTAACAACTTCTCTGTTAATCTCAGCAAGAATTTCAGCAGATAGAATGTTTGCTAATTCTGTTTCTGCGTCTAAACCATGGATTGCTTTAAGGTCTTGAGCAAGTTCCATTGTGTATTCTGCTTTAAGAGCTCTTGACTTAGCAGTCACAGTTGATTTCTCAATTGAGAATGCCATTTCAGCAAATGAATTACCAGAATCATCTCCTAGTGCTTCAGCAGCTGCTGTAGTCATTGCTGTACCAGTTGTGTATGTTCCAGCAGGTGAGTCGTTAAGAACTTCAGGATTTGTTCCTGAATGAGCAGTTGATGAGAAACCATCTACTGATGAACCAGCTTTGTTTCTACCAGAGAAATCTGTATCAGCTTCATCAAATAACGCTTCAGTACCTGACTGAGAGTCAAATCTGCTTCTCATTGCAAAGATAAGGCCAGTTGGACCAGTCATTGGTTGTACACCAGCAATATCGTATGCGATTAAGTTCGGCATAGCTCTTCTTACTAACGAAATTAGGATTGGATCCCAATTTGAAATAGAAGCGCCAGTCGAGTTAGTTGGAGCAGCTTCTGATAAGAAAGCAGCGTCCTCTTTCATTGCACGCTCTTGGTTTTCCAAGATTGTAGCAGTAACAGCTCGTCTGTAAGAGTCGTTGATTTTTGGTAAATCAGCGTGCTCTAGGACTGGCTGCCATTTTTTTTCGTGGGTTTCAGATAAGTACATATCTTTATCTCTCCTCTATTAGATTTATTTTGACAACTTAATGTCTTTTGTTTTTGTAATAGCGGCGGTATAAGCAGCCATGCTTTTTGATAAATCTACATTTTCAGTTGATTCACCAACCGCTACATCATCAATGTCAGATGAAGCTTCTTTCTTTGCACCAAAGTAACTCTCTTTAATAGTAGATACTTTCGCTCTGAAATCTTCCTCATTTGTATATTCAACCTCTTCAGCAAGTTTGTTGAATTTCTCCTTAGCAGTATCAGCTAAGTCTTCACCCATTTCGCTAACGATTTGAGTTCTAGTCTTTTCTGAATTTGCTTTAGTTAAGTCAACATTCTTTTGAATTTCCTCGTTAAGTTTATTTTCTAACGATTCAATTTTAGAAGCTTGGTCTTCTAGTACATCATATTTTTCGTCTGGAACTGAAATATAATGTTCTTCAAATAGTTTTTTCAAACCAGAAATAAAATCTTCAGCGATTTCGCCTTTGATTCCTCTTTCTAAAGCCAGTTCGTTTTCTTTCATCCACTCTTCCACAACATATGCTAGGTAAGAGTCAACTTTTTCTACGAGTTCGCCTTTAGCTTTTTCTGATTCTTCTTTTAATTTTTCTTCGTATCCAGCGTGCATTTTCTTTTTCGCTTCTTTAACTTTTGAGTTAACAGCAGCTTCAAAAATAGTTGCAGCCTTCGACTTAAATTCTTCGGACAAATCTTCGTCTTTGACTAAAGCGTCAACATCAGCTGAAACATCAATAGTTTCATCTTCAGTTTCTTCTTTATGATAAGAAGCTTTCATTGGCTCTTTCTCTTTTTTCTTCTCAGAGTCATGTGCCATTTCTTTCTTCTCGTCTTCGTCTTTAGACGCTTCATTGATTTCCTCAGAACCTTCAGCTTCTGCTTCTTCCTCTTTTAGTTTTGGCATTGCGTCAGCAGCACCAGCACTTTTTTGTTGAGGGTCACCAGAAACTTCCTTAACTTTTTTTGTTGCGTCAGGATTAGAGTCTGTAGGTTTTGTTACCGCTGACCCTAAATCTTCCGCCTCATTGCTAAGGTGAGTAGGTTCAGCCGCTACAGCATTCTTTTTCGGAGCGTCAGCTTGTGGGTTAGCACTCGCTTCAGTCACTTCTTTTTCCAACGCCTCAATCTTTGTTTCTGTTTCGGCCATTTGAGAAATCTCCTCTTTTTTTTAATTAATTAAAAAACCTTTGTTTTTCGTACTGTTATTATTTATAAAACTAAAGTTTTCCAAGAAACGATTCAAAGACCTTTAGTTTAACTTCATCTAATTTTCTCTGTTTCGCTTCTCTTATTTCTTGTTTCCAGGCTTCAATATCCTTTTCAACAAGTTTACCATTGTCCCAAACCCACTCTTTACTTTCCATAATGCCTTCTACGAAAGCGTCTGGAGCGCTTGGGTCAGCAACAATGTCAGCTGCCGTTGCAAGGTAAAAGTCATCTTTTACATAGTTTGCACCGTTTCGCTGAATTATCGACCCCATACCACGACTAGATACGCCTAACTGAGCGCCTTCGTCAATAAGACCTTTTACAATCTTACCGTATGGTGTGTCCATAATCTTTGCTTCTCCAATAAAATTCTTACCGTCTGGTGTTAAAGAAGTAATCATGTGTGATACTCTCTCTAAGTTTACAGTTGGACCATCTGGATGGCCTAACTCACCGAATGCTCGTTTTTTATTGATGAATTCTCTATTGTATCTTGCCACTTCCTGTTCCAAAACTTGCTTTGGATACACTCTTCCATTTCTATTCTTCAAATCTGATTGAAGAAAGATACCTTTAATTTTATAAGATTTTTTACCGTTAGTTTCTTCAACTAGGTATTGTGCGTCTTGAATTTCTTCCGATATTAACTTCATGTGTTCTCTCTTTGTACTAACTATTTATAAGGTTTTTTACCTAAACTCTACAATTATTGTGTAATTGTCACCACTTGCAAAGTTTTTTGTTGATAATAGTACATCTCCCGTTGGTGTTGTTGCGTTGTTAGGTATCTCATTACCAGCTGGTCTTAAATCCCAATAACCATTTCCTGATAATAATGTTGCTGTTGCATTTGTAGCACCGTCCCATAATAACTCAACAGCTGATTTATTATTAGCAGTATTAATTGAATACCAAATCTTACTAATCTTTCTATTGCCGTCTTCACTCATAAAAGTCAACTCTGAAGCGTCAACTTTTTTGACTAAAGTTTCACCAGTACCGTCTGATAAGTTAGTCATTTTGACAACGAATTTAACACCAGATGTATCTGCTATTGTTTGTGTTGTTACTGTATCTGCCATTACTTGTATCCCGCTTCTTTGTGAGTTTCAATTACAAGATTATATTTTGTAACTGTATCATCACTATTTAAAAATATATCGCCTATTGCGTCTTTAACTTTTATTTCATCTGGTTTAAGTCCATAATTACCTCGACCAGATATAATTACTTTTTTGGTAGTGTCGTTTTTAAAATAAACTGTTACATTACCTGTGCCTAAAATCTCATACTGCATATTTGCAATTGAAACTTTAGGTTCACTACTTGCATTATTACTATTGACAACATCAACAAGTTTTTGTTGAAACTCACCACCCACACCGTTTGAGTTTACAATAATTTTAAAGTTATCATCAACTAACTTAGTAGTAGTGATTGTCATTATTAACCTCTAGGCGAACCAACAGCACTTGCTTTTGAAGTTCCGCAAGTAATCTTGTCAGTAGTGCCTTTTTCTATAATTATTGTGTCGCCATCTTCCAAGTAGAATTGACCTAATTGTGTGTCATCTGTATCTAATACTGTACCTGTAACATCACCTGTAGCTGTAATTCTTACAAAGTGAGCGTTGCCAAAAGTATTAGCACTTGGATTAGTAACAACATCTCCTTTAACTATAAAAGTTTGTGCCATTTTAATCTCCTAATTGTTCTTCTAATTCTTTATCAAAGTAATCATCAAATAGTTTAGTGTTAATATTATATTTTTCGGCGACCTTATCTACGGCACCTTCAAAACTTTTTATAATATCGTCTGTGTTATCTTTGATACTTTCAAAGACTTCTCTTACTGCGTCTTTCATTTTAGGACTTAGTGTTCTAAAAGAATCCGAGTCGATATATAAATCTCTTTCG